CTGCTGATTCCCCTTTCAATGTCTGATAACTAATTCAGACACCCAACCACGCGCAAACGTCCCTTAACAAGAGGTTGTTATACCTCTGCCAGGGAGGTAGTTACGCATGGAACCGGTGGGAGTCACCCCCCTCCGGCGGAAGGCTTTGAGGCCTTCCGGCTACTACTCGGGAGATCAGGTAGCCATGATGAAGTGGCTGAAGAACTGACCGCTCTTGTAATAGTCGTTCTCGTCTTTCGACGAAAAGAGTAACCTACTCGATAGTCTACGCTTTGCAGACCACTGAGCAGGGCATACATATCGACAGAATCCCGTCGATAGGCCGGAGCCCGACTGCCCAAATCAAGGACAGCTGAGTGCCGCAACTCCTTGCAGACCCACACATATCTTCTACGATCGTAGAAGCATGATGGAGATGTAAGGTGCTGATCAGCCCAAGAATCTATTCCCGTATCCGCATTCCCTTTGCAGGGTCTGAAGAAATGGAAATGATTTGGTATATGGCCCAATATATAAGGCCAAGTACCCGAGAAGAAATCAGTAGTAAACTGATTCCTCCTCGTTAGGTTGAGCCACTTGAACAGTGCCTCAATAGAATCGAGAGCATAGTCCAAGGTGTATGGACGAACGTCTACTCCACCGAACCAGTCTGAACCACATGACTCCCGAAAAGGACCTTCAATGAAGGTCTTGCTCGGATTAGGAATGAAACCTAAGGTCTTAAGCAACCTCAGGACATCCCCAGAATGCTTTCGCTTAACGATTATGTCGTCACCATAGACGGAAAAATCCGTCCCGGGGACGCCACAACCGCAAGCGATGCAGCACGCTGCGAACAAGAGAGTCTCAAGTGGAAAACAGAAACCGTTCCCCATGGAGCAGAACTTATGGTATGTATAAAACTTACCATTAAGTCTATATCCATGTGACCGAGTCGAGTTCAACAGATCGAACCACTCGGGAGGTAAGAGGTTCCGTACGAGACCAATAGAAATACTATCCGATGCACTGGACAGATCTATAGTCACGAACGAATCCTCAGAATCATCGACCGACCCTTGACGGGCCAACCTTTGATTCAAGCTCTGGTCTTGCAGATTGATGCCGATCCTCTTCATGCGATTCCGCATGACGGTATCAATACCTTTCTGCAGATAACCATTGAGCAACGGTTCGACAGCAATAGCCCTATGGGTTTTTGCCGTCTTCGGAACGAAGCTTATTTTGTTATAATTCACTAAGAGGGCTTTTTGGGAATACGCGCTTTTGGACGCATCCCAATCTAAGCAAGTGACGAAGTTTTCGCTCTTCAGAAGTAAATCTCTGATATGCGGATCTCTCATCACCGCCCAGTAGCCATAAGTGAATGCACCTGGCGACACAGACCACCGATCTGCGAGAAGTTTCCTCAACAGACTGGTAGCATTGCCGTGAACACCAACAGAGGCGCCAGCACCAAACGCACAGCTACTGAAAATCTCTTCAAGATTTGGGGCTCCATTGAGTACATATTCAATGAAACCTCTCATCCTAGAGAGATCAGAGCAGTAAGGATCTCGACGCGAGTCGAGGAGTCTGAACTTTCGATTAAGCAGCTTACAACGCCGCTCAGATCGAAGAAAAGACTCAATAGCCTTAGTCTCCGGATGGGTTTTAACCATCTTAGGGTTCCAAGGATATTTCCTTATTAACTGTGCGAACTGATTCGCGACAAAATGCGTCGTCGCATCTGAATGCGAGAGCTCAGATAAAGAATCAGCGAGTTCTAGGGCTAAGTCAAATCTCTGAGCACGAAAGTACCCAGATAACTTATTGACGAAGTCAAAGGACTCGTATTGCTGAAATAACTCAGACATAACTCCCTTGTAAATAACAAAAGGGTCTGTCCGAAGCTTCTGTTTCACATAACGTGAAGACATCTGCATTTTAGGCATCTAGCGACTCCTAAAGTTTCCAAAACCAGAAAATTCTGGAGATGGTAAGGACGATTACTCTACGGCTTTCGGGACCTAAGCCACTCAACAAAGAGTGGAACAAGACCTACGACCGCAGGAAGAAGCATACCAACCCAGTCTACCAGTCGCCGGGGCCAAAAGGTCCTAGTAACTGATTTTCTGAGTTTTGACATGCGACTTCATGGAAGCACTTGCAACAAACGCTCCCATATCGTCCAGCAGAGTGTCGACGTTCGCGGCGGTGTAACCGACCGGCACCGCAACGTTCACCGTAATGATCGCATCCCCAGTGGGGGTGAGAGCTCCGGTAAGCGCTAAAGTGCGAGTCAGCTTCGCCTCGGTACGTCCCAAGCCAGAGAAGCTCGCTGTCGCCTTAGGAGGCGTACGGGAGAGCTTCGCGTCATCCTTCACCGAAACGGTTTTAGCCGGTCCGATGTAGGAGACCGAGTCCTTATTATAGGAATCGGCGGCGTAGGTACCAGCATTGACTGTTAACGACATCGGGTTAACCCCTAAAAGATAAAACAAGACCGAGTAAATCGGCAATAGTGGGAAACCCCACTCAAGCAATCTTCTCTCACGAGAAGAAACGACGCGCCACTTGACTCAATAAAGCAATAGAGTCAGCAACCCGAGTAAGTGAACTAAAGCGAAAATTGCTTCGGAACACTATCCCAGGTGCAGAAAGTGGAGCTCGGAGCTTGACCCAGTTAGTGGCGGAACACGCGCCTGTAAGAGGGGCAGTAAGAATATTTCCAGCAAGAGCAGGTGTGAGCTCCGTTTTAAAAGGAGTCCACAAGCTGGAGATTTCCCTAGTTGTTGTGACACAACCTCCTATCGTTTTGTACCCTGGTGTTGGAGCGAAAGCTTTAAGATAATCGCCAACGCTCACAAACCAGTCGAGAACGAATGAGAACGGGATAAGATCCCAAGGGACAGTTAAAAGCCCCTTCGTCGAAAACCCAATGTTATCACGGAGTTTTGACGCGTGCTCATCGATGGACATCCCGCGAACGGTAACATTGTCAGTCGTTAAACAACTGACAAGGTGTCCCGCAGCGGAATCGCCCACAGAAACAGTAGAGACACTTTGCTCTCGGATAGTTTCACTTTTCCGAGTTGTGTCCCTACGTATCCCGACTGGCATGTCCAGACCATTAATAACGGTGGAGACGTCTTCGACAAAGGGTCTTACCCCATATCGATACGCCAACCAAGCCTCAGCGGGACCCATTAGAGCCATCGCTTTCCCATTTTTCCGGAAAAACGAATGTAAATATCTGATGGGGCCGCTAAAGAGGGCAACGGTCTTCTTGAACTCAACGGCGTCCTCCCAAAGATTTTGGGATGACATTCCGCGAGCCGCGATAACCGCTGTGCTGATTTCGATCTCAAGCCGACGTATATCATCATCACTGATGATACCCGAAGGAGCAGGGAGTGGCTGATTGCCGCCAGTGAGCAGATTCGCCAACATGGGACCTTCCCAGCGCCCGGTGCCGTAAACTTCGTCACCGGGTAAGCCAGTAGGGTTACATGAAGGAGAAAGCTGTCTCCAAGCAGGACCATCACCAGCTAAATCCAAGCTGGACGTCAATCTTTGATGGCGCATCGGGTTAAAGAGCATTTCGCCTTTAGCCTGACGCGCCTTAAAGTTCGGCGTCACGACATCATCCATAATCTCGATAGTCCCCACGAGACAGCCAGGGATCGTGGTGTACGGTATTTCTACCGTATTACAAACACCAGGACCCGGGGCTGACCAAAGGGTCGCACGAGAACTAGAGATAAAAGAACCTCTGGAACGATGTCGTATGTTAATTGTCATGAGAAAGAAATCCCTTTAATGGGTGTACGGGCAGAATCAAGCCCAAAGCGTGAGAACGTTACCTGCTATAGAACGCTCGGACATGGCTAACGCCATGATCGTCGGCCTGAACTCCTTCCGGAAAGCGGCGAACAACACCGAAATCCGTACGGACGTGCAGAACGAGCATGAGCTTTCTTACCCAGTTACCATTCGGCCCAATATAACGGACCAAAACGGTTTCGAGGTATGATCGTTCATTGCGTGACATAGTACCTCCTTAAGTGGCTACAGGTTAGGTTACGTTTAAAACCTTGCTGAAACCACCAAGGATTTGGCGGTAACGGAGCT